TACGTGTATGTGGTCGCGACCTGCGCCGGGGTGGTGATCGTCAGGGAGATGGTCGTTGGGTCGGTGGCGATGCCAGCCGAGTTCTTGAACGTGTTGGTCAGCGTCGCGAGCTCGGAGGAGGACTCGAAGAAAACCGACGCGGCCAACGTGCCCTCCCTAGTCCGTAACCGTGGCCGTCGATGTGGCGGCCGGGGTCGTGGTCGGTGATCGAGTAAGCCCAGTGACCGTCGGCGTTGAGGTCCCGGGGGTGTCTGGGGTTCCGGTTGCGGTAACGGTCGCGTCGTAGGCCGTGGCAGTGACCGAGATGAGTTCGGCGTTGACGTTGATATCCATGCTGGCGTCGTTACCCGCACCAGTACCGGACGCAACGTCAGGCGAGATCCCCAGGCTCAGGGCGGCAGCGTCAACGATCGCCGCTGCATCAGCGAGAACCGCGGCAGCGGCAATGCTCGCGGTCACGTCCTCAGCCGCAGCGGTTGCCGATGCCGCTTCGCTGCCGGTGGCGAGGCTGACCTGCGGGTCGTTCGCCGCAGCGGTGGCGGAAGCGACCTCAGCATTGACGACAGTGCCGACCGTGACCGTCGCGGCGTCCGCCGTCGCCGTGGCAGTCGCCACTTCGGCATTGACCGCGACGGACACTGACGGCGTCTCGGCCGTGCCCGTCGCCAGAGCATTCTCGACGCCAGCGGCGATGGTTGTGGTCGCGTCGTTCGCCGTCGCGGCTGCCGCCGCGTTCTCGGAGCTTGGCGCGACCGACGCCTGGACGTCGTTCCCGACCGCCGTGACTGTAGCGACGTCGGCGACGGGCGCTACCCCAACTTGGGATGTCTCGGCGGTCCCTGTCGACGGTGCGTTCTCGGCATTCGCGTTGGTGCCGCTGGCCGCTGGGCGTATCGCGACCATGGAGCCGGCATTGCGTCGGGCGGTGCCGGCCTTGGTGATGGTGCGTGTATACGACTGGGCCGTGGTGACCGCGTTGGTATACGCGGAGCCGAGCAGGAACGAGCTCGTGAACTGGGTGTCGAGCCGCTCGTCGCCGGTGTCGATCGAGTAGGTCTGGGCTGCGGTGTCGTCCGTCCCGGCAGCGACAACAAGGAGCGAGTCCGCCACCTGCGTCGACCCGGTGAACGCGATCGTCGAGGAGGTCGAGGTCTGCGCGACCTGCTGCAACACATCCACTGGGGTCGTGGAGTCCACGCCGCGGATGCAGAGGATCGCCCCGCCCTGCCCGTTCGACGTGCCGTGGGTGAAGGTGTAGTTCCCCGATTCCCCTGACGCGATCTTCCGGTAGCACCAGTGGCTGACTTCCGAGTTCTGCTGCCGCGATCCGACGAGGGTGAAACCGGAAGGGACGCTCGTGTAGTCGGCGCCTATGTTCCCGGTCTCGTGCCAGCCGAGGAACAGCAGCAGGTCGCCGTCTTGGATCCCACTCGGGGCAGTGACGACGAGATCGGTTCCGCTGACGTTCCCGGTACCGACCGAGACGTACGTGGGCGCGGCCATCTACAGCGTGATGGAGAAGATCCCGTTGGTGGCGTTCCAAATCACGGTGAAGGTGCCATTGACGACACTGTTGGCGCCACCAAAGTAGTTGTAGCAGATGCCCTGATCCGCGACCGGGGTGGCGATGGTGTCGTCGTAGACGAGGCAGCCGTACACGTTCGCGAGATCTGCGGCGGACCCGGAGGCGGTATCGGCGGCGTCGAAGAACACCTTGTCAGCGGTTCCTGCATTGACTGTCTGCGATGTCAACGCCACCCCGCCGGCCGCCCACTGCCCAGCCTCGCTGACCTCGTTCGCGGTCACCCACTGGCTCGACGCCGCGTTGTACGCCGACAGTGCCGCCGACACGTCGTTATCCGGGACAGGCGTGTTGTTGTACAACGCGACCTTGATGGAGTCGGCACCGAGGTCCATCGCGGTCGTGTTGTCAAGCACATCGGCGAGAAAAGCCCGAAAGATCTTCGAATTCGTCCAGGCCATAACACTTTCCTATTCTCTGCGTCGAGAACCCACCTGGCATGCCGCCGGAGAGTATTGTGTTAAGCGTGAAACGCGTGCATGCCACTAACAAAGGACGAACGTGCAGCGACCCTGACTGCACCACGACTGCCCAGTCGCGGGGGATGTGCGGTGCCCACTATCAGCGTTGGCTACGCCAAGCGCGCCGATCTGGCCTAGTCGGTAGGCGGACCGATCGACTGTTCTGTGAAGAACCCGGATGCGGCAAGCCTCATGTCGCCCGCGGTTTTTGTGGAGGTCACTACACCCAGTGGCGCAAAACTGGCGAGGTTGCAGCGATCAAAGTTCCGAGTGGCAGGTGGATCGGCACATACATCCGGGTACTCGACCGCGACCATCCCAACGCCAACGCGCAGGGTTGGGTGCTTGAACACATCAAGGTGATGAGCGAACTCATCGGCCGACCGCTTCGCCCGGAAGAGAATGTTCACCACAAGAACGGGGACCGGCATGACAACCGCCCCGAGAACCTTGAATTGTGGAGCCGGAATCAACCAAGCGGGCAACGAGTCGTAGACAAGGTGCTATGGGCGAAGGAACTCCTGGCCCTGTATGAGCCCGACGCGCTGGCTTGATCCCCTACTCCCTAGATGCTGACGCTGCTGGGGCGAACACGGCGCAGTCACGCCCCTCATCGCGCTCAGTGACCACCGCCATGATTGGCCGGCCCTCACCATCGACACGGACGAGCTCCCGCCCGACGTAGTCCTCCCGCTCCACCGCCTCGACCTTGCACCGCGTCCCCGCCGGCACCATCGGCGCCGTCAACCCCTTCAACCCCCGGCACGGGTGGAACGGGGTGTGCGGCCGGCTCTCGTGAGTGACGGTCTCGTGGTCGCAGTTCGGGCACGCCCAGCGGTGCTCGGCGGTGAGGATCACTTAGGCCCCTTCACCGCGGTCGCTCGGGTGTCGTTCGGGCTCCGCCGAAACTCGGCGGTCACCTGCTGCCAGCCGATCGCCTCGAGCGCGTCCCGCAGCCGCTCGGGGTCGATGTTCTGGTACCACTCCCCAGCCTGCAGCCGAGCCCGCCCGTCGATCCCGGAGTGCTCCGGGCGGCCCGGGCCGGCGCAGGTCACGATCAGCCGCCCACCATCCCGGCAGGCTTTGTGCGCGGTGTTCAGGATCGACACCCAGTCCGGGGTGTGCTCGAGCACCTCGGTGCAGACGATGACGTCGTACTCGCGGTCCGGTGTCCAGGTCGCGGCGTCGGCGACGATGTCGACGTTCCCGCTGGCCGCGATGTCGAGGACCGTGTACTCGGCGGCGTTCGGGAACAGGTCCCTTGGGGACCCGTTGATGTCCCGTCCACCGATGTCCAGCACGGTCACGGGCTCGGTGGTGGCGTGGGCGGCGACCCACTCCATCGCCTCGCTATGCACCGTCGTGCCAGACCGTCAACTGCTCCCGGAACCCCTCCGGTGGCTCCGGGGAGTAGAAGTACGCCGCGACGCTCCGCCGCCACCGCTGCGCGGGGATCGGGTGGCCGTGCCACGACTTAGAGGATGTGGCGAACACCACGGTCCGGTTGAACTCCGGGGCGATGTCCACGCACTTCGCCTGGTCGTCCCACAACTGCAGCCGGCCGCCCTTGTCCTGCCAGTCACGGTTCAGGTAGACGATCAGGTTCAGCCGCCGGTAGAGGCGGGTCTTCGGTGAGCGGGAGAAGTCCGTGTGGACCGCGAGGTACCCGCCCGGCGGGATCAGGTGGTAACCGCCACCGACGGTCTCCATCGACAACCCCGGGATCCCGAAGCTCTCCTCGAGCGTGGGGATGGCTTCGGCGATCACGTCGAGAAAATCACGGATCCCCTGGCCCCACATCATCGGCGGGCCCTCGAGCTTGCGTTCCTGCCCGCTGTCGTACCGCGTCCACCCCGACCGCTCCGGATGGGGGAACTCCTCGCTGACCCGCTCCAGCAGGTCGGCGTCCCACCACCCGTCCACCACCGCGTGCGGGAACGGGTCGGCTACGACAGGTAGGTCCGGCATCGTCCCTCGAACGTCTTCCGGTCGGCCTTGGCGTGGGACTGGCCGAGCTCGTACACCTCGTCGGGATGGGCCTTGCCCCACGCGGGGTGGAGATGTTCCACGACCGACCCGAGCGCCATCGCCCACTGCCCGCGCTGCTTCGCCGCGGTCACCAATTCATCGTCCACGAACCAGTGCCGGTAGCCCTCATGGCAGAGCACCCCGGGCCCGTCCCACGACCCGCCGTGCTCCTCAACGTACGACCGGGCGACGAGCAGGTGCGTGGCGTGGGTGCCGGCGAGAACACGCGGGTTGCCGAGGTCGTTCGTGCCGATGACCACAGCGCCGTTGGTGCGGGCGGTGTGCTGCGCGTGGTCCAGCCACCCGGGGTGGAAGACCACATCATCACCGGTGAGGAACAGCCACGGCTCGGCCGTCTTCGCATACCCGGCGTTCATCCGCTCCGCGAACGTTCCCGCATCGGCGGTGACGACGTCGGCGCCGACCGCGCGCCACGTCGCGGCCGCCTCGGCCTCATCGGGGTGGGCGACCGCGTATGCCTTCGCCAGCCCAGTGGAGGCGCGGAGCGTGGCCATGAACCGCGCCGCGTTGACATACCGCAGCGCAGGGACGAGGACCGCGACCTCGTTCGTCGCCGGAGGCGCCGGGTAGTGCCGCCAGTAGTCCTCTTCCCCGACCCAGACCTGCTTGTGGTGCGTGGTCCGGACCCCGGTGTGGACGAACACCGGGATGCCGAGCTTGCCCAGCCGGTAGCAGAACGACAGGTCCTCGGAGACCTTCATCCCCGACGGGTAGGCGACCCGGTCGTACCAGACGTCGCCCTCGGCCTCCCGGACCGCCTTGAGCGCGTTGCGGTGGATCAGGATGCACGCCGAGCCGGTCCCGGCGACCTGGGTCAGGGTGTTGATCCGGTAGTCGCGGCGGACCGCGAACCCGGACTCACCGTCCGGTTTCTGCCCCCAGCCGTAGAGTGTCGGGACGGGTTCGGTGCGGAACCCGCACATCCCGTCCGGGCCGGTCTCCTTCAACGCGAAGCACAACCCGCCGACCACCGGTCGCTCGGTCGGGTGCGCGGCCTCGAGGAGTCGGTCGACCGTGTCGGGGGCGAACCCCATGTCGGAGTCGACGAACCACAACCACTCAGCCTGCGACTCGTCGAGGAAGTGCCGGACGACGTCGTTGCGCGCCTCCACCAACCCACCGGGGCCGCAGCGGAACATCAACGGCCCGCCACCGGCCACGACCCGCTGACTGCTGCTGAGGTCGTAGGCGAACAGCCGCATCAGCGAGTCGCTGAACGAGTGGCTGACGGTGTTCGGGTGCAGGTACGCGGCGAGGACCGTCATGCGCGGCGGGTCTGCCGCTTCTCACCCGGCGCGGCGGTGGCCTGCTCCACTGGCTGCTCCTGTAACCCGTGCAGGATGACGTCGGGCGGGTCGGCCGCGAACAGGTCCGGGCGTTCCTTCACGAACGGGTGCTTCGAGTCCCACGCCTGCCAGGTCTGCAAGTGGTGCTTCCCGCCGCGCCCGTCTCGGACGACCCCGTTCATAGTCGGGTGTACGTGGGGCATAGCAACTCCATCGGTGGTTTCCGGTGGTTGATCGGCCCGCCGCCCGACCACCGAGCGGACGGCGGGCCGATCGCCTAACTACTGGTTCTGGAGAAGGCGGAATCCGAGGTCGTTCACGCTGTCGGATCCGATGCGAGCCCAGGCGTACCAGCCCCGCTGACCCGAAGGCCGACGGTTTGACCCCAGCAGGTGCGGCACGAGCTCGACGCTCATCCCGGCCCGCTGGGCGATGAGGAAGTTGGTCCAGTCACCGACGACCAGCAGGTTCGCCGCACCAGTGGTTCCGGTGAAGTCGGCCATGAAGTCGTTCTGGAAGAAGCGACGACCGAACAGCCGCGGGATCGACTCGTCCGTCAGGTCGACGGTGAAGTTGCTGCCAAGCGTGGTGCCGAAGTTCCGGATCTCGTTGACCACGTCGGTGGAGGCCATCCACGCGCAGGAGTCCTTCATTCGGTACTTGATCGGCAGGTTGTCCCACAGCTTGTACAGGTCGACCGCGCCGAACGCCCCGTCGGTGGTCGGGGTGACCTCGACGTTGGTGTTGGCGTCCAGGGCGGTGACGATCCCGGTCGGGTCGTCGCTCGCCGAGCCCGTGGTGAGCTTCTCGGTGACCAGCTCGTTGTAGCCCTCAGCGAGCAGGGTCGCCATCTCTGCGGCGAACCCGGGGTAGTCCATCCCGACCTCGATCGAGTAGGGGATGAAGCCCTGGGCCTTCTTGGTGACGACGTTCGGCTGGGCAAGGGTCGGGGCGTCGTCGGAGACTTCCGCCGCTTCCGCGTCGAACGACCAGCTGACCCCCGCCGAGGAGACGCCCTTCCACTCGTCCGTGGTGATCGTCTCCACCCGGGCGAGCTGGAAGAAGTAGTTCGGCGATCCCTGCCCCGTGAGGATGATCGTCGGGTCGATCAGCACCGGAACACCGAAGCCACCCGACGCGTCGGTGCCGATGCTCATGGCACGGATCTCGTCGAACGCCTGCAGGGCGCGGGCTTCCTCGGGGGTGAGGACCGGCTGGGTCTTCGTGACGACCTTCATGAACGCCGACCGGTAGGCCTCCGACTCGGTGACCAGCAGCCGGCGGGCGAGGGCCCCACCGTCGGTGTTGCGGGAGCGGGTGCGGAACAGCCGCTCCATGTGTTCCTTCTGCCGGTCCTCGAGGTGCCCGGTGAGGTCACGCGACTCCAGCGCTTTGAGCGCCTTGTCCCGGGCCTCGCCGTAGCTGAGGGAACGGACCTCCCCGTCGAACGGGTCGACCCGCCGCATCACCTCAGGCGCCCCAGTGGCGCCGTCACCGGACTCGACGTGACCCGGGCGATTCGCCAATTCACTGGCCCGCTGGTAGCGGGCGAGGATCCCGTCGATCTCCTCGACCCGGGCGGTGTCCGTGTCCCATCGGGTCTGCTCGTCCTCGGTGAGCGCGCGGCCTTCCGCCGTAGTGTGCAGTTCATTGAGGGACGTGAGGAGAGTGGTCTGCTCGTCCCGCAGTTCGGTCTCGGTCATGCTGCCTTCCTGAGTTTGAGCCCACGCAGCTGCGCGGACCTCTGGTCGGGGGTGAGTCCCGAGGTGCCCTGCGGGGCGGCGTCGGGTGTGTCCGAGGTGGCTTCGCCGGCGTCGGACAAGTCATGGGCGATCCGCAACTCTCGGGCGAGCTCGCGGATCAGATGGCGGCGCTCGTCCTCATCCAGTCCAGCGAGGATGGAGCGCACACCAACGGAGGTGGCTTCGTAGGCTGGGAACACCACCGGGCCGAGCTCGAACAGCTCGACCTCGCGGATCGTCCGCACGGGGATGTCCGGTTCCTCGTTCCACTCCTCACGAGTGACCCGGAACCGAAACGACATGCCGTCGATCGCCCCACCCTCGATCGCCTGCCGGATCGGCTCGACGACCTGGTTGTCGAACAGCCGGGCGCGGACGAACAAGCCCGTGGCGTCTTCCTTCAATTGCTCGATCGCGCCGATCGGCACCGAACCGGTGCGCATGTCGTGGCCGTGGTCGAACTGAAGGACCGGGCTGCGTTCCTTGATGGTCTTCGCGAACGCCCCCTTGGCGATCTCCTCATCGAACTTCCCCTCCCACGAGTCGATCCGGGTGGGGGTGTCGAACACCGCGGCGTACCCCTCGAGGGTCCGGCCGTCACCTTGCTCGGTGGCGCGGAACTCGACCGCGCGCAGGCAGAGACGTGGAGGTTTCGTCACTGCTCGTCTCCCTCCTGGTCGGTCGGCTGCTCAGAGCCGGGGGGTTGAAGCTGAACCGAGAACAGACCCGAATGCGTGCCGACGAGCCGGCTGAGGTCGCCAGTCTTGACGTACTCGACAGCCGCATCGGGGTTGAATCCGGCGTCCACGAGAGTTCGGAGCGTCTGCGCGTCCTTCTGCCGGATCTCGGCGAGGTTGTTCTCGTCGTCGCGGAGGAATGCGATGTCGCGGGTGTCGTACCAGAGCCGCGCACCCGTAGGGACACGAACCAAGGACTCGAACGCAGCGCACGCAGAGCGCCAGTGGGGGCGCATGAACCCGCGCTCCCAGTTCTTCTTCGCCGCGTCGTAGTTCCCGGCATTCAGGCTCGAGCCCTGCATCCCCTCGGAGATCCCGAGGATCACCGCCGGCACACGCGAGGCGGCTGAGATGCGCGTCTCCCCAGCGCCCTGAGTCTGCTTGAAGTCGATCTGCCGTAGATCCGTCCCGACCACGGTCGTGTCGACCGCGCCGGCGAGGAACAGGGTCCGGTAGGCGTTGGCCACGCCCTCATGGGCTTTGCGGAACGCCCCGACGAACTCATCGAACTGCTCGTCGGTGACGTCCTTCAGCCCGACGATCGTGGAGAGCGTCGCGCCGTTCTCGAAGAACTTCAGCTTGTGGTCAGCGGCGGCTTTGTCCGCCATGACCTCGCGGATCACGGGCGTGAGCCACGACATGCCCCGGTACTGCGCCAACGGGTCCGGGATGGGCGACCAGTGGCACATCTGCTCCGGCAGGTAGGTGACTGGGTCGGCCTTTGAGAGGGGCCCGCCCGGCTTGACCACGTACCCGACCACGTCCGACGCCACGGCTTCATCCGGCGGGGCGGACAGGATGATGGAGACCCAGTCGGGGCGGAACCGGCGTATGCGGGTCCGCTCACGGATGGCGTAGAAGTTCCCACCGAAACTCGTGTCCTGCTCCGCGCGGGACAGCAACTCACCGGTCGTGCCGTTCGGCCACGGCCGCTCGAGCACCGCCAACTCCTGGTCCCCGAACAGGTCAGTTGGGCGGCCCCGCTCCATCCGCTGCCACTGGAAGCGCGCCTCGGAGAACACTTGCCGCCGCGCCTCAACCGCAGCGAAGACGATGGGGTTCGCCTTGTAGACCGACTGAACGTAGGCATCGAACGAGCTCTCGATGTCCTCGGTCTTCGACCCGTACTGGTTCAGCCCAACGATCGGGTACGAAACCCCGTTGTACGTGAAGTACTTGTCCTTGATCCAGTCGTCGACGCTGTACCGGGTACTAGTTCCGCGGAGGACGCTGAGCAGGTTTGCCACCCGTCCTCCCTTCAGCGTCCATCACGAGTAGGCCGAACGCGACACCCAGCACCCCGGCGGTGAGGACACCCCAACCGGCCCCGACCTCAACCCCAACCCCCGATGAGATCGCGGCACAGCTGGTGACGACGACCGCCTTTGCGCGAGCAGCGGCGGTCAGACGAACGCGAATCGGGGCCTCCGGGGCTGTTCAACGGGTTGACTGGCTCGGTCGAACGCCATCACCGCAGCCACGGCCAGGTCGATCTTCCGGGGACTGTTCTTTGAGTCCTTCGCCAACCTTGACCCGCGCTGATCCATCTTCAGCACGCAGTTCCCCAGATGCCGCGCCAGCCGAGGGTCACCCGAATGGGTGAGGGTCTGGTTCAACACCGCCTCATAGAACCGCTGCGTCGCAGGGGTCATCCGCTGCGGAGACTGCGGGAACTCCAGGACCGGGAGCCCCTCGCCCTCGAGGACCTGCATCGTCCGCTGCCAGCGGAACGGGTCGCACGCGATCTCCTGAACTTGCCAGCGACGGCACGCAGCGCGGATCGCTTCCTCCACCTCGAGGATCGGAACCGCCCACTCCTGGCCCGCCTCGGGTGGGCGTTCCCAGCATGCCGCCACGTCCACGTGCGGCTGCTCCCCGACGGTCACCGCGACGATCGCGGTGGAGTCGTTGTTGAACGACCCGTCGAACCCCAACACCACCTTGGCCCCGTCGGGGATCGGCTCACCGGTCGAGCAGGCGTCCCACGCCCCCGTCGGCAGCCAGGCTTCCGCAGTGGTCACCCACTGGTTGCACCGCTTCGTCCGGTACTCCGCCTCTGGGGTCCGCAACACCGCAGACGCGAAGTCCTCTGGGTCGACGAACTCCCCGAACCCGGGATTGGCCTCCCGCCACGTCGAAGGATCACGGTGATCCGCTGACGGGTCCCTCGGCTCCCACCAGGCCATGAAGAACGCCGGGTCGTCCAGTTCCCCCGACGCGACCCGCTTGCCCATCTGGTACAGGCCGTAGCACAGCGAGTCCCGACCGGTGGAGTCCGTCCTCACCCCGGCGGTGGTGATCCCCACCATCAGCGGCTCGGTGCGGGCGCCCATCGCCAGGGACATGACGTCCCACAGTTCCCGGTTCGGCTGAACGTGGACCTCGTCGAACAGGACGAGGTGCGGGTTCAGCCCTTCCTTCGTGTACGCCTCAGCCGACAGCACCCGGTAGATCGAGCCCGTCGCCGGGTACTCGATCACGTCCCGGTATAGCTTCAGCAACCCCGACAACTCCGGGTCGAGCTCCACCATCCGTCGAGCGGTGCCGAACACGATCCGGGCCTGCTCGCGGTCCCCCGCAGCGGAGTACACCTCGCCGCCCTGCGGACCCAGAACCAACCCAGCGAGTCCGATGCCGGCGCCGAGCGCGGACTTGCCGTTCTTCCGCGCCACCCCCACCAGCGCCTGCCGATGTCGGTACCGCCTATCCGCCCGGCGGGCGAACACATGCCGCAGCAACTCCCGCTGCCACGACCGCAACCGGATCAGTTCACCCGACTGGCCACCGATCGAGTCCTTCGTGACCCGACAACAGGCTTCGATGAACTCCGCGAACAGGTCCCCGTCGCCCCGCCTCCGGTCCCCAACCGGGACCTGAGTCAGCCAGCGGGGCGGCCAGTCACCGGTTCTGCGAGCGACGGGTCGCGAGGAGGGTCTCGAGCGCGGAGGCACGCTTCACCTCCGCAACCCCAAGCCTCGACCGGGCCGTCGGGTCGAATCCCAACGCCGACAACGCGTCCGTCAACGCCTTCGAGAACTGCACGACCATCCGCCCGTCCGACGGGTCACGGGTCGCCCGGTACCGCTCACGAGCCGCCGCGATGTCATCCGCGATCCGGCACGCCTGCTCCACCGCCTCCATGTCCGACGCTGGCGACAGCCACGTGATCGCCGCGCCCCACGCCCGCTCCCACAACCGCCGACCATCCAGCCCGAAGTCCAGCGGAGGCTCCGGTACCCCTAGGGCCATCGGCAGTGCTGTGACTTCGGCCAGCACCGGCAACGGTCGCCCGCCAGAGTCCGTGGTCGGCGTGCGACCGGTCCGCCGCTTCTGCTCGAGCGGCTTAGGAGGGCGCCCAGTCCGAGCCATGCTCGAAACCCTCCAAGATCACAGGGACGGGAGTTCTGAGACGCCGTGCGCGAGGC